AGCCAAACAGGAGCGCGGCGTTGGATTTCGTCTGCAAGCGCATCGCCGGTTAAAAATGCGCCGTCAACTACAGGTACGTCGATTGCATAGGTAGCAATGTCTTCACCAGCGTTACTGTACGTTACTTGAATTTGTCCGATAGTTGCATCGGCAGCAATAATACGATAGTCCATTAAGTTTGACCTCCACCAGTTGTACCGCCAGTAATACCAGCGCCACCGTTAACAAAAGATTTACCAGATAAACAAGCACCAGCAGCGCCTCCTGAGCCGCCCGGAATACCGCCCCCGCCATTAGGCGTAGAAGCTCCACCACTTCCAGCAGAACCTAGACCACCCCCTGTACCGCCATAATAAGTTGACGCTGGAAACCCACCATAACCTCCAGTTCCACCTCCCGCAGTTGTCCCAGAACTGCCTGAATTACCAGTAATAACGCCGGGGGAGGAACCCCCACTGCCGCCACTTCCTCCAGTATTCCCTCTACCACCGCCGCCTCCGCCTCCGCCATAAATATCAGGTTTACTAATTGATGAACCGCTGCCACCTCCACCACCTCCGCCGCCTCCGCAAGTTCCTGTATTAGTCCACGTAATAGTCCTTGCAACAGATACCGCTGGGCCACCAGAACTACCAGCAGAACCTCCCGGCGCGGAGCCATTTGAACCAGCGCCACCAGCGCCACCAGCGCCAATAACAGTACCTGCGTTGGTTACAGTTACGGTGTCACCAGCAGCCCAAGATGTATTTACCGTAAATGCATAAGAACCCGTAGAGGATGACCCAACTACAACGCCAGAGTTAATGGCAAAGGTAACATCTGTACTACCCGCTACATACCCGGCGACCTTTGCTGTGTTTGCTGTGTAGTTTTGAGTACTGGCGCTAATAGTTACCGTAGCGGTAAGCCTACCCCCGCCAGCGCCTACAAGTAATTGTTGCGGTGCGCCCATGTTATGTCAGCCCAGAACCTGTGATAACCCAAGTCGTACTGGTCATCTTGACAGCAGTTGCGACTCCATATTGAGCCAAGGTTCTACTGCCCGTTGTACCTGTACCGCCTAGATAGAGTGTGTCCGTGGTGATAGCAACTGTAACGTTGTTGGTAGACATGTTGATAAACGTCACCGCAGTGCCAATCACGTAAGCAACAGAACCATTGGCGGGGATTGTGTAAGTAGCCGCTGCCGCTGCCGCCGCATGATAGATGTGTTTACCTGCGTCCGCTGCTACAAGCGTGTAGCTGCCTGTCTGCGCATTTTGTGGGATGCTTAGATATCCGGGGGCAGTTGTTCCATCAACTGTAAAGTTGTTTAAGATAGTGGAAGCCACCTTAACATAATCTGTGCCATTCCAGTAGATATGCGCTTTTTCCCCATCAACCAAGGTAATCCCCGTGGTTGGAGTTACCCCCCGCACAGTTAAATTAAAACCCCCCGTAGCGGCGCTGTTGTTAATAATGTAATGCCTACTAGATGCAGGTACGTTTAAGTTTCGCGCTGCTGTTTTAGCACCTGTGATATTTAGGATGGCGTACTGAGCAGTGGTCGAGCTAATATTAGTTGCTGCGTTTGTACCCTGCGTATTGGCTAAGGTAACGTCTGCTGTGGTAATGGCAATAGACAAGCCGCCAGCAATGGCAATGTCCAAATAAGACGTAACGGCGTTGTTTACGTCATCCCCCCATGTACCAGACTCAGTGCCGGTTACCGGTTGCCCAAGGGCAAGATTGGTTGTGTAATTAACCGTCATTTATAACTCCTACGTTGCGTTATCAACCAAGACCCAGCTTGAGGACTGCGCGTTAGAGATAGCCTCCCATGCCGCTGTCTGTGCATCAGCTATATTTTGCCAGTTTGCTGTCTGGCTGTCATCTATTATGATCCAATTTACTGGGATTATGGTTCCTACCAGCCCAGAAGCAGAAACACCGGTCAGGGCTAGACTTATATCTACACCTACAGTACCAACTTCGCCTATTGCTTGAACACCTGTAAGTGCGCGAGATAGTGTTTGAGATGTAGTAACTGTCCCTACAGCGCCGGAAGCCTGAACACCTGTAAGCGCAAGAGATATGGTTAGCCCTTCATCTCCTATTAAGCCGCTTGCCTGTACCCCAGACAACGCCAACGATATATCTATGCTTACAGTACCAACATTACCCGCTGCCTGAACACCTGTAAGCGCAAGAGATAGCGCTTGAGATGTAGTAACAGAACCTACATTGCCAGTAGCTTGAACGCCGGTAAGCGCAAGAGATAGCGCTTGAGATGTAGTAACAGAACCTACATTGCCAGTAGCTTGAACCCCTGTTAACGTTTTAGAAACTGTTTGGGAAGCCGTAACCGAACCTACATTGCCAGTAGCTTGAACGCCGGTAAGCGCAAGAGATAGCGCTTGAGATGTAGTAACAGAACCTACATTGCCAGTAGCTTGAACCCCTGTTAACGTTTTAGAAACTGTTTGGGAAGCCGTAACCGAACCGGGAGAACCGGTTGCTGCATCCCCAGTAAGGATGGTTTGACCGTTACCCCAAGTGCCGTAGCCCCAAGCGCCAACGCCCCATCCAGCCATAATTTACCTTTAGGTTGTTGCCAAACGCAACAAAGCCGTTGTAGTAGTGTTAGAAGGCATAGTCAATGTCAATGTACCAGCAGTGATAGTCTGCGCGGTAAAAGTATGAACACTGATAGCCTTATTGCTCTGTGTCGAGTTGTAAATTAACACACAGTCAAACGCAGTAGCTAGTGTCACGGTTGTGTACACAATACTCGCCGAAGGAGTCCAATACCCTACACCCGCCGTTGCAGAAGAGTTTGTAGATGTTGGAGCCGTAGCGTTTGTTACTGTTACACCCCCGGCTGTGTAACCTGTGCCGGATACTTCGCCTGTTACGGCGTATGCCGTGTCTGCTGCATTAATCGTAGCAGTGGTAAGGAATAGCGCAGCTTTTAGTGTGTCCGCAGTAGGAGCGGTCAAGCTGCCACGAGAAACAATAGTAGAAGCTCCAAGCTGGTGTTGGCCCAACATTAGTTCACCAAGGAACGATGTACACATTGCTTGAGTATTTGCCATAATATTTCCTTAAAAAGAAGCAGTTTCGCCGCCAGCAAAGCTGGGCATTTTCTTCAGCGTAATATGCACTGAACGATGAACCAATTCACCATCCAGCCAGTACTCAACCCATGTGGTTAGCTCATTGTCATTTTCAATTTCCCCGGCGCGGTGTTCCAATAGGGAATCATCCATGTCGCCTTTGGTGGTGGTAACGATCAATTTGAACTCCTGATAAGCGCAGTAGTTGAAGTATTTGCTGGCATAGTGATTGTAAACGTAGTAGTCGATGTTTTATCAGCCCCAAAGTCCAGCACCGCAATTGATTTGTTGCCCTGCGTAACGTTGTAAATCAAAGCACACCGGGCGGTCAATGCCGCAGTCCAAGACACGTTGCTCCAGTTTACATATGCCACATAGCCAGATGAACTAATAGATACCCCAGTCATCGTCTCCCCACCAGCCGTATAGCCTGTACCAGAAACCTCATTGGTTGCGCTGTAAACGGTAGTGTCTGCGTTCAAGTCAGCATTACCTGTGTATAAAGCAATCTTGAGCGTATCCGTGGACAGATTGTGAACAGCCGTATACAACTCCTTCTTGAAGCTGGTAGTCTGGGTCTGAACAATGCTCATGTAACCGCCTGCCTATATTGACCACTACGATAGGCATCCTGACGCTCCATACCATCACCCAGACGTTTAGCCAACCCAAGAGCTTCTTTGTATTTGCCGTCATACAGCGCAATCAAATCTGCCTCACCTTTCATAAAGGTATACGCCTCTATTAATGCGCCATAAAGCAGCACGGTATCAAAATTATCCCCCAGCCATGTAGTGGCAGCGGTGGTAATGGACTCTGGATAGTAATAGTAATGTAGTTCTGCGGAATAGGCGGCATCCGGCGTTGGGCCAAGGATAAATGTTAATTCGGTTGTTGGTAAAGACGGTGGCCCTACTGTTGTAGTTGGGCCAAACAAAGCGTAGTACTTTGGCGTTCCCGTATCCGTTGGCGTGGGATATGCCTCACGCATGAAGTTCACATCTTTGTTAAGAAGATAAATATAACTTCCACCACCATACGGGTATATTGCCAGCGAGTAAGGGGCTAAAAAATCATCTGGAGCAGACAAATACTTGTTGCTGGCAGTAATGGTTCCGGTTACGTTTTTACGCAACGAAGGAAACTGCACCGAGTTATAGATGCGCTGTTCGGCTTGCTGGATGATCCGGTTAATCTGGGTCGTAGACGATACAGTAGACGAATCCGCAAGGGTAATCGTCGGAAAGTTATTTTCCGTATAGGTCTGTATCGCCGCCGAAAGCTCAGTGTATGTCATGCCATTGGGCCTCTTGCCATAACACCTTTAGTAGCGCAGCCAGTACCGCGAATTTTAATACCGTCAGTCTTGGTAGTTTTGTCGGGGCCGTTGTTGTACATGCCAACACTCATGCGCATGTCAGACGTACTGGATAACTCAGAATCCTTGCCGGGATTGCTAGAAATTTTCATAGCCTTACCGTTCATCTTATGCGGCGCGGCATAAACAGCAGCAGAACCAACTTCCTTACCCATTTTTTTCATACTGTATGCCATGATTTACCCCGATTTCTGGTTAGCTGCACGAGACAGATTACGGCCCACACGCATGCGGTCTTCACTGGTGGGGCCACCTTTTTTCATACCTTTAGCATGCATGCGGCTTTCGTGACCTTTGACCATTTTCTTGGCCTCGGTATCCGCAATCTGCTTTACTTTTTTCGTGTCCATCATGTACTCCTATGAAACCGTTACCGTTACTGTACCAACACTTGTGGTTCCGACCAAGTAATTTGGCGTTAAAACTGCATCAAACTGACTGGCCCCACCTACAGGATACCAACCCCACTGAAAATCTCTGCTACCTTGCCCCGGATACCCCAAAGTATCTAAACCAGAAGCCACATAACTACGATCTGGGCGAGGATTACGCAAAGCCTGAGGATCATCCACAGGATACATACCTAGCTGTAACTGGGGATGATCGGGGTCCCAGCACTCTGGACACACCAATAGATTGTAGTTCTTTGTCTTGATAATTTCCGTTTTTAAAACACTCAGCTTAAACCGTTGACCACAACGATCACACTCCGAAATTGCATTCTTACCAGAAGCAAACCTATTGCCCATTATTACCGCCCGATATACGACTGGCGCGGTACAAACCGAATAGCCGCCTTCTCACGA